GCGGGCGACAGGGTCTGTTGTGCAGTCGTTCGGGGAAACCATCGACACCATGCTCGGCACCCTAGACGAGGAAATCGACCACCACCCAACACCCTGGGCCGCGGTAAATGACATCATCGGCGGCTTGCGTCCGGGCGCGCTCTATGTTGTCGCGGCTAGGCCCTCGGTGGGTAAGTCGGTAATCGCGCTCAACCTCGCACAGGAACTAACCAAGCACGGGTCGGTTGCGTTCTCATCCCTCGAAATGTCCAACAACGACGTCCAGATCCGGGCAGTATCCGCCGACCTCAACCTAAACGTGACGAAGCTGATCGAACGGAACCTCAACGCCGGCGACTGGGCAAAAATCAGGGACCGCCGCGCCGCATGGTCCAACGTGCCCCTATTCGTAGACGACCGATCCGGGGTCAGCATCACCGACATCAAACGGTTTGCCCGGTCCGTCAACCGCCGCAAACCACTCGCCGGGATCGTCGTCGACTACCTCCAACTCATGACCCAACAACCCGGCGACAAGAGGCCCCGCCACGAGTTCGTAGCCGACATGTCCCGCCAACTCAAAATCATGGCCATGGACATGGGCATACCCGTCATCGCCCTCAGCCAGCTCAACCGAGGCTCAACCCAACGAGAAGACAAAATGCCCCAAATCAGCGACCTCCGCGAATCAGGCGCCATCGAACAAGACGCCGACGTCGTCATCCTCCTACACCGCGAAATCATGGGAGACAACCGCTACGACCTATCCATGCTCGTCGCCAAAAACAGGCACGGCGCAACAGGACTAGCCGAACTCGCATTCTGGGGCCAATACTCCAAAGCCTTGGACAAGGGCGTGACACCCGCCGCTGCACTCAGGACCGCAGCATGACCCACAAACCCTGGCGCCTGGATCACGACCCGTTGGCGCGTCCGTTGGGTTGTAATGGGAGGTATGGGGATTCGGGCCGCAAAGCCCACCGGCGCAAGGGTGAGGACATTTGCGGCCTGTGCAGGGAAGCCGCCAACCACGCCGTCAGGGAACGACGACGCGGCCAACCCAACCCCCGCCCACTCCACCCCTGCGGCACCCCAGCAGCAGCACGCAGACACCGCCTACACGGCCAAAAACCCTGCCTCCCCTGCTACAACGCCGAAGCCAACTACCACAAACAAAACCGAGCCGCCCACAAGGCGGCTTCTCTGCTTTAAGGAGCCGAAGTGAAACCGAAGCTACTCGATCTGTTCTGCGGCGCTGGAGGTGCCGGCCGTGGCTACATGGACGCCGGGTTCGACGTAACCGGCATCGACATCGAACCGCAGCCCGACTACCCCGGCACATTCATCCAAGCCGACGCGATCGCCTACCTCGCAGCTCATGGCCACGAGTACGACGCCATCCACGCTAGCCCGCCCTGCCAAGCGTCCTCAGCGCTCACCAAAGGCACGAACAAGGGCCGGGAGTACCTGAACCTCATCCCAGCAACACGCGCCCTCCTAGCGCTCCACAACGTGCCCACGGTGATTGAGAACGTTCAAGGCTCAGACCTCCGCCGCGACATGACACTCTGCGGCGAAATGTTCGGGCTCGCAGTCATCCGGCACAGGTATTTTGAATGCTCCGGGTTCACCGCAATCCCACCCGCACACAAGAAACACCGGGGCCGGGTAGCAGGCTGGCGGCACGGCGAGTGGTTCGACGGCCCCTATTTCGCGGTCTACGGAGAAGGCGGCGGCAAGGGTACTGTCAAGCAATGGCAAGACGCTATGGACATGCACTGGACTGACAACCGCAAATCCATAGCCGAAGCCATCCCTAAGGCCTACACCCGCTTCATCGGCGGACAAATCATGCAACGCCTCGAATCCGAAGTCGCAATCAAGGAGCTCGCTGCATGACCCGCGCACTCCGCATCGTCGTTCACGGTGCACCGGCAACGCAGGGTAGTAAGAAGGCGTTCCTGCGCGGCAAGAAGATCGTCATGGTTGAGATGGACGAGAAGCTGCCGGGCTGGCGTGCCGCCGTCGAATCGGCTGCCCGGCTTGCCGCCGGGCCCAAGTGGGAGACCATCGACGACGCGGTGAGTATTAGCGGTGAAGTCAGGCTACTCAAGCCCCGCACCACCAAATACCCGCACGCACCAGCCGGGGCCCCCGACCTCGACAAACTCCAACGCGCAATAGGTGACGCCCTCACCAAAGCCGCCGTCATCAAAGACGACGCCCGCATAACCCACTGGAACATCCGCAAAGTCTGGGCCGACCAAACACCCGGCGCAGACATCACCATCACCCAGGAGGACAAGTGACGCAGGAATGCACCACCGAGGACTGCCAGAACTTCACCTCAACCTACCTGTGCGGCCAATGCGTGACCGACCTCCAAGCATGGTTAGACAAGGTGCCGGCACTATTGGCAGAGATTTGGGAGACCATCGCCAAGCTCGACAACACCCGCCCAACGGGTGGATGGAACGCAGGCGGTAAACCAGGATCAGCAGCGCCCCTAAACCTTGACGCGCACCAGATAGCCGAGAACCTACGCTCAGTCAGCAGGGAAGCGAAGGACTACGCCCACGACCCCAACGCGGCAGGGCTCGCATGGCTCATCCAACAATGGGTGGTAGGCGCCGAACTACTCATCAGCGGCCCGGAAGCCGAAACAGTCAACCTCGCCAAAATCCGGGCCCGGCTCGAAGAACGACGACCCGACCCAATGCCAACCCGGAAACTCATCCCCTGGCTCAGGGACAACGCCAAAATAACCGTCACCCAATTCGACATCCGCAACTGGGCACGCCGCGGCAAACTAGTACCCGTTGAACGTGACCCCCTACCCACCTACCACCCATACGAAGTCATCAACGCATGGCACGACACACGCACCGGATAATTAACACAACCCGGTTAAAACGTGATAGCGTGTCAAATTGACGGGGAAGTGTCCCCAGAATCAGGCCAGCCACTCATAGAAGTGCTGGCCTTTCTTGTGCCCCGATTACGGGCACGGGCTGAATGGTTTGGCAGCGTACCCCCAGCACTGCCGCGGTGTTCGATCCACCGCCAGCCCACGCATGAGTGCTTGAGTAACAGAAGGGTGCCGGGCGACGGACATACACGCACCCCGGTTGAATGGCTGGAACGGCAGCCCGTCAAGCACTCATGCCACGGGAGTAGAAGAGTCAAGGTGACAGGGCTGACTGTAAATCAGTCCACGGCAGGTTCGATTCCTGCTGCTCCCACTGAGCCCACCGGCCGCTGGTCAAGTCACACACACGGACACAGCAGCGCGAGCCGGGAAGCTCACCACTCCAACACCAGGAGGCAGAGCATGGACAATTGCCCAGCGTGCACCGCATCCATGCGAGACGGCGACCTGCACTGCGACAACGAAGACTGCCTGTGGATGAAATGCGGTCGATGCAAAGCCTTGATCGACATGGAGCATGGGACTTACTGGACGGCGACTGTATGGGGCAACCAAGAGGGATACCTCAAAGCGGATGGGTAGCCGGCGGAATTAATGCCGAGCCTCAATAGTTGTACAAAGTAAGACGCTCCCGCGTCTGCGCTAACAGACCGGGAGCATGACCGACTTACAAGGAGTCGATATGACCAAGCGTACATGCGCCGTATCCGAATGCGCGAGGCCCTCACGTTCCAAGAACTTCTGCGCACCCCACTACCAGCGGTTGCAGCGAACAGGTTCCCCTACTGGTTCAACGAGGAAGACGCCAGCGCAACTCTTCTGGCCCAAGGTTCAGAAGACCGAAGACTGCTGGCTATGGCTCGGCAGTAAAAATGCCAAGGGTTATGGCGTTCATAGCATCAAAGGCGACAACGTCCTGGCCCACCGTTTCGTATTCGCATTAGTGAACGGCGCCATCCTTGATGGCATGCAGATAGACCACACCTGCTACACAAGGGAGTGCGTCAACCCCTCACACCTGCGCGCTGTGACCTATTACGAGAACCAAGAGAACCGCGAAGGCGCCAACGCCAACAACACCACATCAGGTAAGCGCGGGATTAGCTGGGCATCCGCTCGAAATAAGTGGCTGGTCCAAGTCAGCAGTCGGGGCAAGCGATACAACGGCGGATACTTCGAACGGTTAGAAGACGCTGAGACCGCGGCCATCGCACTGCGCAATAGGATCCTCACACACAACGACATGGATCGTGTTGCCTAAGGGTTGGCGAGTGTGCCCCAAGGTTGGGTGCCCTGAACCAACACCCCCGAGCCAACGGTACTGCGATGATCACATGGTTGAGTACGAGCAGAGACGCGGCACCACAACGCAACGAGGATACGGCGCCACTCATCAAACCCTGCGGCAACAATGGGAACCAAGAGTGCGCGCCGGCCTAGTCACATGCTGGCGATGCAAGCAACCCATCAAGCCCGACG